ACAGCACTTTCTGCAGACACAGCAAGTCCTGTAACCTTTAGTGGAGCTGACGTTACTAGTGGTGGAACTACAGAAAACGTTACTGTTACGTTTAATAATAGTTTAACAACTGGACAAACATTTACTATTGCTGGTTTGACATATACTTCAACTGGTACTACAACCGCAGCACAATTAGCAGTAGCTTTTAGTAACCTAAGTGCAGGTGTTACAACTGGTGGTGGTACACTAACAGGTACTTATTCTGGAACATTTACTGGATATTTTACAGGTAATGTAGATGGTAATAACGCAATTGTTGTTGCCGCAACTACCGCAAATACAAATATTAATCCTAATATTGTTATAACTTCAGGCGGTACTGGAAGTCCTGCTGTTTCTAGTATTGCTACTGTTGGAACAGTTGTTGAAGGTGGTACTGGAACTGAGCCAGGTGACCAAGCAACTGCTAAACAAACATATGCTCAATACATTACTAATAAGTTGAGTACAATGGTATTGAATACTACTATTAACAACTTTGTTAATAGCGGTGGTACAGCATACACAATCGCATTAACAGGCGGACAACTTGTATTTAATAATAACTTGACATATTTAACTCCTGCTAATTTGGCACAAGTTAATTTGCCAATTACTTATTTTACAGGTACACGTTCTATTACTGGAAATGTTACAGCATATTTGAAAACAGGCAGTAATGAAGCTGCTACATTGTTAGCAGATATGTATGCAAGTTCAAGTACAACTGTAGACCCTAAGTTTACAATTAATGTGCAAATGGGCGGACCTACTTCAAATGCTACTGGTGTAGAGTTTAAACTACCTGCTGCTATGTTGCAAATTCCACAAATTAATACAGCTCAAGTTATTTCCACAACAATTAACTTTACAGCTCAAGGTTATGCTTCAACTTCGTATGATATCACACAACAGAACGAAGCTACCGTAGTATATAGAGCAGGCGTTTAAGCCGCAACTTTATCGGCAAGTGCTGGGTTGATCTCCAGCACTTCTTTTCTCAATAATAATTAGGACAAAAATGGCAGCACAAGAAATTAGCCTTAAATCATTGCTAGTACCGTCAAAATCGGTAGAAGCAGAATTTCCAGGTATGCCTGGATTCACAGTAAGTTTGGGATTTATCAGTCGCGAGACATTAATCAATCTTAGAAAAAAATCAACTAAAACCACTTTTAAAAATCGTCAAACTTCAGATGATTTTAATGAAGATCTATTCTTGGAATTGTATGCTGAAGCAGCAATCAAAGACTGGACTGGGTTAAAGTTTAAATATGTAAATTTGTTAGTTCCTGTTGATGTAAGCAAGTATGACCCAGAAGATAACTTGGCGTACACTAAAGAAAATGCTTTAATGCTTATGAAGAACTCTACAGATTTCGACCAATTTATTAGTGAAAAGGTCAGTGACTTGGGAAACTTTTCCAAGAACAGTTAAGTACTATTAGTGAAATGATAACAAGCTACATGCAAAATGCTGGTGTTGGTATGACCAAAGATCAGTATTTTGAAATGTGTGAGCTTTTGGGATCAGATCCAATACAAAGTGAAATACCTGTTGAATTTTTAGACTTTCCAGATGAAGTACAACTAGCACTCTCCATTTACAAACAAATGCGAGACGAATGGGAGTATATGGGAGGTACTTATACAGGTAAGAACTTAAATGGTATATTTGAGCTGTTCGAGGTATATGGCATTGATCAAGTAGATAAACGATACTACTTAGAGTTAATCCATATGATAGATTCTATTAGAATTACTGAGACTAGAAAACAAAAATCATAAAACCGCTAACTAACACTTAGCGGTTTTTTTATTGGTAAAAATTTTTTGGTTTGACAACTATGCCCCATAATGTTATAATGGTACCAAATAAATATATTATTGTAACTTTACAATATAAAGTGGAGAGTTAAATGGCAAATAATACGATTAATGCAAATTTAGAAGTTACGGATACAGGTAATACGGTAAAGCAACGCACTAAAGATATGCAAGGCTTAAACGCTGAAACTGAAAAACTTAATAAACATAAAGCTGCAGCGGTTTACAAAGCCGAGAGTATGGATTATGGGGTTGCTCGAGCAATTAGTGGTGGTGGTACAGGTGCAGCTGGCAGAGACTTTGCTAAACAAGCACAAGGTTTGAGTGGATTAGTTCATGTATACGCTACATTTGCTGCTAATTTATTTGCTGTAAGCGCTGCTTTTAGAGCATTAAGTGATGCTGCTGATACTACCAATATGATTAAAGGTATGGATCAGCTAGGAGCACAAACAGGTAGATCATTAGGTACAATTGCTAAATCACTGCAACTAGCTAGTGATGGTGCTATTAGCATGCGTGATGCTCTTGAGGCTACTACTAAAGGTGCAGCTGCTGGTTTAAGTGGTAAACAAATGTTACAAATGGCTGAAGTTGCCAAGAAAGCTTCTCAAGCTTTAGGTATTAATATGCCTGAAGCTTTAAGTCGTTTGAGCCGCGGTGTTGCCAAACTAGAACCTGAATTATTAGATGAGTTGGGTTTGTATACTAAGTTGGAAAAGGCCAATCAAGACTACGCTCGTAGTATTGGTAAAACTGTTACGCAGTTAACAGACTTTGAAAAACGTCAAGCATTTGCAAACGCTGTACTCAAAGAAGGTATTGATAAATTTAGTAGTATTAACATTGATGTTAATCCTTATGATAAACTATTGGCTAGTTTAAAAAATGTGGCACAAAGCGGACTAGAAGTAGTTAATAATTTGTTGACGCCCTTAGTAAGTTTATTAGCCGCTAGCCCAACAGGTTTAAGTATTGTATTAGCAGGTGTTGGTACTGTGCTATTAAAACAAGCTATACCTGCATTAGGACAATTTAGAAAAAGTATTGCTGCTACCGCTGAGGAAAGCAGGCTTAATTTCGCCAAAATTTATCATGAACAACAACGTTCATTAGGCGATTTGGCTGGAGATGCAGGTAATAATGCTGAAGCTGCATATCGTGCAAGCAGTGCTGTAAGAAAACAAGTAGATGCATTAAAAGAATCAACAAATATTGCTTGGGACAGTTCAAAGAAAAAATGGTCTGAATTAGCCGCTAAAAATCCTTTTGAATTAACCAGTGCTGAAATTAGATCACTTGAAGACAGAGTTAAAACATTGGCTAAAACTAATGCAGCAGAAGCCGCTGCATTAAAAGAGCACGTTAATAAAATGAAAGCACTTCGCAGTGGAGCAGGTGCGGTAGGTGATGTAGCACAAGCAGCAGTAGAAGCAGGTACAACAGGAGTATTCACTACACCTAGACAAAATGAAATTTTATATAATCGTCAACTAAAAGAAGCTAGTGCAGACGCTATTAAAACTAGAGTTGCTGAAGTTCAATCTATTTATGGATCACGTGCTGCATTTGCAGCACTAGGTACTGAATTGAATAAAGCTAGAGCAGGCATGTTAGAAGTGCATGCTGAAACAGATGAGTTTGGCAAAAAAATTATGGCTAAAGTACCTGCTATTAGTACTTTTAGGGCTGGATTAATAGGATTAGGCTCCGCATTAGAAATTGTAGGTACAAAGATTGCAAAAACTTTAGAAGTAATAGGTCCTTGGGCACTGGGTATTGGTATAGCCATTGAAGCATTTAGTTTGTTGGATGACTGGTTCTCAAAATCTAAAAGAGAACTTGATGCTTTTAATAAAGCTACAGAAACTTCTAAAGATGCAGTTGATAATGTAACTAGAACCCTAGATCAATTAGCCAAAAAAGATCCAATATCTAGATCTACAATTAGTGGTATATTTGCACTTTCTAATGCAATGATGGAATTACGAGACGCAACAGACGCTAGTATTTATACACAAGAAAAGTTTAAAGCATCACTATCAGGTCACTGGTGGGATCGTGCCAAAGAAAATATTTTAAGTTTATTTGGCAAAGATACAAATACTCAACTAGCAGAAACATTAGCAGCTAGTGTAGATTCAGCTATGAAAATCTTTACTGAATCTGGGCAAGGTAAAGAAGCAGCAGAAGCATTTAAAAAGGCTTTAGGAATTCAAAGTCTTGATTTTGAATCTGAAGTTAAAGCATTTAAAGAAAATAGCAATGCAGTTACTAACTATCAAAAAGCTCAAACAGAATTGGCTAATAAATTAACTGCTACTAGTAGTAGACTGCAAAGTTTTAAATCTGCTACTGAACAAAGCACAAAAGCTTATCAAGAATTTATTCAAGCTACTGCTAATACTAATCCACTTTTCAAAGTAGGTGCCACTCTGGAAGATGTTGTGTTTTCAATGGAAGCTGTAACAAAAGATGGTTTAAAAGGTATTAATGCTGCTTTTGATGACTTAGCAAAAAATCCTGAAAAGTTTGCATTATTTGGTCAACAATTTGCAGAACAGTTTGTAGGTATGCGTAAAGAGTTTACAGAAACTTTTTCTGCTTATGAAAGATATAGCAAAGGTATAGAAACACTAGACAAAGAAAAAGATACAATACAAGCCAAACTAGTAAAAGCACAAACACAAATGCAAGCTAATCCTAATGATTTTCAACAAAGAGATCGTCAAGAAGTAGCTTTACTGCAACAACAGCTTAAAGACGTAGATCTTAAAAAGGCAAGTTTACGTGCACCAGATACTAAAGTATTTGAAGATGCTAAAAACTTATTTTTATCAGGCATTGATAAAGCTGCGGCAAAATCTAATGAAATTATTGTAACTGCATTAGGTCAAGCTGCTGAAAAAGCTGCATTAACTATTGCACAAGCTAAATTAGGAGCATTAACAGGTGAAAATGCTGCTGTAGAAGGAACACGTTTAAAATTACAAGAATTAAATATTCAAATGCGAGCTATTGATGTTAATATTAATTTAATTAAAGCCAATGAAGAATTAAAATCTATAATTGAAGAAAATAGTGCTACTATTGCAGCTTCAAAAACAGAAGGTAAAACTGATTTAGAGATTGCATTTAACAAATCAGCATTACTAGCGGCTACAGAATTTAAAAAGATTTTACAAACAGGTGGTTCATTAAAAAATCTTCGTGATCTTGGGGATGATACTGCTAATACAATACTAAGAATTAGGGCTGCTGGTGTTAGTAGAGAAATAGGACAACAACAAGCAGCTAAAACAGAGTTAAGAGGCAAAGAAGGTGCTACACTAATTGAAGGAGCTAGAGCTAAACTACAAGGTGAACTTCAAGATAAAGAAAAAGTACAAACTCTTAATGATGCTATTACTCAACAAGAAGTTACTAGATTAGGTGCAATTAATGCAATTACTAATGCAGGAAATAAAGAAACATTACAACAGCAAGCTGATCTTGAAAATGCAATTTTACAAAATAAACAATATTTAGAACGGTTGGGATATCTTAATGCTATTCATAATGCAACTGAGGCAGGGCTAAGTGGTGAGGCTAATAAACAATCAGCATTACTTGCGTTAGTAGTTGAACGTCAAAAAGGTGAACGCGATAATAAAGGCATACAAGATAGGTTAAAATTATTCGATCAACAACAGGCAATTGAAAAGTCTATTCGTGATGAACAGTATAAAGGTAAGGAACTAACCCAAAGATTTAATGACCAAGCATTAGCTAATGATAAATCAATTTTAGATTTAAAAGTTTCTCAAAATAGAATTACAGATGAAGAAGCTCAAAAAGAAAAATTTGCACTCGAAACACGTTCTGTTGCATTAGATTATGAAAAAGCAATATTAAAAGTACAAGATGATAGAGCTAATTCATTGGCTCAAATTGATGCTTTAATACAAAAAACTAAAGAAAATAAAGGAGATACTACAGCGCTTGAAGCAAATAAGAAAGTTATGGAGTCTAGATATACTAGAGAAATCGAATTAATAGGAGTTACTAAAACTGCTAAAGATGATTTGATTGCTCAAGATTCTTTACTTACTGTACACCAAAAAGGCATGGAAGAAGTATTTAAAAATTCATTTATGTCTATGGGCGATGCATTAGTTGAATTTGCAAAAACAGGTAAATTAAACTTTCAAAGCTTGATTCAAGATATGTTAGCAAACTTATTAAAATTTGAACTTCAATATCAAATGAGTGCTATGTACAAAGGCATGAATGCTGGAGGTGGCGGATTTACAGGATTAATTGAAGGTATTCCAACAGCAGTAAAATATGACACTAATATTGGTAGTCAACAAACTGCTATGCTTGCAGCACAAGAACGTGGATTTGCTAAAGGCGGTGCATTTGATGGTGGCATACAAAAATTTGCTAAAGGCGGATTGGTAACAGATCCCACCTTATTCAAATTTGCTAGTGGAACTGGATTAATGGGTGAAGCTGGACCTGAAGCCATTATGCCCCTAAAGCGTGACGGCAGCGGCAACTTAGGAGTTGCTAATCATAGTGGTAGTAAAGTAGATGTTGTAGTTAATAACTACAGCAATCAACAAGCAACTACTAATGAAACTGTAGACAGTCGAGGTAATCGTAAAATTGAGGTTATAGTTGGTGATATGGTAGCTGACCAAATTGGTAGAGCAGGAAGTAATGCACAACAAGCTATGACAATGAACTATGGAACTAGACCATCACTGGTAAGGAGATAATCTATGGCAGTAATTCAATGGCCATCCACACTGCCACAAGTGCCCCAAAAGGGATTTCAAGAAACAGTTGGTATTAATATTATTCGAAGTGCTACTGACGCTGGCCCTGCAAAACAAAGACGCAGGGCTAGTCGTCCTAATGATATGACTTTGAGTTTTATCATGACTACTGCACAAACACAAGTTTTAGATGATTTTATTAAAACATCATTAAATGGTGTATACAGATTTCAATTTCCACACCCTAGACTATTAGGTACTACAATAGATGCTCGTATTGTACCTGGTAGTGGTGGTGAATTTTTTACTTTACAATATGTTGCACCAGGTTACTGGTCAACTAGCTTAAAAATGGAAATAATGCCGTGAGTAGATTAACTAGTTTAAGTGCAAATGCTATACGAGCAATGTATGGATCAGAAACAGATCAAGGACTTATTACTTTAATAACTATTTATGATCCTATTACTAATGTACCTGCTTATAGATTAGCAGATAATTATACAGGCAGATTAGCTAGTGTAACTACCGATCAAGAAATTATATACGGAGTTACTAGTAGATCTAATGAATATTCATTTCTGCCTATGCAAATTACATTGCCTAGTGAGAACGATACTGGACTAGGTCAATGTAATATTGTTTTAAATTATGCACTGCCTGAAGCTATTGCATTAATACGCAGTAGGCTATTTAAACCCACAAAAGTATTGATTGAATTAGTACTATCAGGATCGCCTAATACTGTAGAAGTTAGTTTTACAGATTTTTCTATTACCAGTGTAGGTTACAATGCACAGCAAATAACTCTCAATTTAGAAATGGTTAGTTTAATTAGAGAGCCATTTCCTTGCTATAATTTTACACCTGGCTACTTTCCAGGACTATTCTAATGAATTATGATAAATATATTGGTTTACCATACAAAGATAATGGTAGAGATGCAACTGGAATAGATTGCTGGGGATTGGTGTGTTTATTTTATAAAAATGAATTTGATATTACGCTACCAAGCTATCAAGATGAATATCTTGGTGCCAATGATCCTAATCTTATAAACATTATTGAAGACTATAAAAATAAATGGACTTCAACTACAACTCCTCGTGTTGGCGATGTAGTTTTATTTAACATTTATGGCGAACCTGCTCACGTTGGTGTATACGTTGGTAATAATAAATTTTTGCATGCACGCGAAAATAAAGATGTAGTTGTTGAATCTCTTAATAATGCAAAGTGGACTAAGCGTTTAGAAGGTATTTATGAATATACTGAATCAACACAAGTTCAAGTAGTAGGTGCTCCACACCCGCTTAAAACACAAATTTATCGTGATTGGACAGTGGCAGGCACAACTGTATTAGATTTTGTAAATTATACAAAAGAAAAGTATAATACTACTGAACGTTTTACCAGTAATTTGCGATTAGTAATTGATGGAATTCCTATTCCAAAAAATGAATGGGCAACTACTGTAATACAACCAGGACAAACACTTGCTTATAGAGCCGTAGCTGAAGGTAGGGATACTTTTCGTATGGCATTATTTATTGTAGTTGCAATTTATGCACCACAATTAGCAGGTACTTTATCAGGTGCTGCTGTAGGAACTGCTGCTTATACAGCAACTCAAATTGGCCTTACAATGGCAGGAATGGCACTAGTAAATGCTATCTTACCAGTTCGTCCTCCTACACTTAATGATCCTGGACAATCAGGTGCATTAAACCTATTTTCAGGATCTAGTAATCAAGCTAATAAATTTGGTTCAATCCCTGTAGTATTAGGTAAAGTACGTATGGGTGCAGTATTGGGAGCTACACCATTTGTAGAATCTTTAACTGATACTAGTATTTTAAATTTATTATTAATTTGGGGTTTTGGTCCGCTACAAGTAACTGATATTTGTATTGGTACTAATTCTATTACTAATTACTATGATGGTTTACCACAAGATATACCTAGACCAGTTACATTGTCAGGTAAATCTACTGAAGACAACACTAACTTTGATAAATTATATGGCAGTGATGTAGAACAACAAATTAAACAAATTGAATTAATAAATAATCCTACTAATGGAACACAAAATTGGCAATATGTATATTTTGTACAAGAATCTACTAGAGTTGATGTTGCATTAACTTTTCCTGAAGGTATGCGACAAATTGTAGTCAGTGGAAGCAGTGCTGGTGACATTAACTTGGCTAATGCAAATGTAGAAATTCAACTTGGTACTTATAATGCTACTACTAATGCTTGGACATTTACTGATCAAGCCCCATATTCTATGGGTAATTATTCTAGTGCTACTCCAAGTTCTTCAGCTTACGTAGATCAATTAACTCCAGCATTTAGTACAGATACGGATGGTCTTCCACTACCTTTATATCGTTATACCACTTATGTAATGCGTGCAGGTGGAGGTATTGATAGATATGATGGAGCTGCTACAGATACACAATTTGGAGAACCTAGTGCTACATTGATAGCTGCCTATAAATCTGGATCATATTCAACTTTAGCAGGTACAGATGCTAATTATACAAGATTACCACAACTACCACCAAATGCAAAAAAATTATATACAGTATGTGTATATGGTAGTCAAGGTGTAGAAAGTAGAATAACTTCTTATTTAGGAGATTATCAAGGATATGCTGGTTTAGCATTAACTTGTACTGTTATATACGAAGACACTGTTCAAGATGATATTAATGGTAGTAATAATGGTCAACCACAACTTGTAAATGTCGCTACAGGTAATACTAGAATTCTGATTGCTGCTGGTAAAATATTTACTGAAGGTTCCACACCTGCAGCTGGAGGTAATCTTAGCAATCTTCAAACCATATTTACTACCAGACAATTTACTAATATTAGTGCTGGTGATAATTATGATATACCATTTCTATATGATTATGGTGTATGGAATACAGGTAGTACTGATAATATTAATTTTGATCATGTACAAAATGTGGCTTTTCCTTATACGGGATATTATACCATTGAAGGTGCAGCAGATGATTATGGTGTAATATATATTAATACAAGACCAATCTTAACAATTCCAGATCCTGGAATGAAAAGTGTGGTTTCTTCAATGGAATATATCGAAGCAGGTACATATCCAGTTAGAGTAACAGCTTTTAATAAACCACCTTATACTGGAGGCAATCATAGAGGTGTAGCGGCTCGTATTACCTATTCGCCTTCTGGTATTAATCTTGTAGCTAGTAATAGTACAGAATTAGTATTTGGTAATCCTGGATTCTTTTATAAACGCAAAGATCCTTTTAACTTTGTTTATAGATTTAAAGATTTACCACTTGCTAGATATGCAGTTAAAATTAGGCGTAGTAATAGTGATGTAGTAGAACCTACAAGCAGTGTACGTAACTATTTTAAAGCAATATTTTTTGGAGCAGTATGCTATAATAATACTAGGCCAATGGTAAATCCACCTGGATGTTATTTAGCTAGAACAGCTATTAGGGTGGAGAGTACAAATAAAGCAAATGGTAGTATTGAAGGTGTTAATGCAATGGTAGAATCTATAGCGTTAGAATGGAACACTACTACTCAAGAATGGAAACCAGTACCTACCAATAATCCTGCTAGTTTATTTTGCTATGTATTAATGCATCCTGGTAACGCATATAAAATGTCTGTTGCAGAAGCCATACAAAAAATTGATTTAGAAAAAATTAAAGAATGGACTGATTTTTGTAATGGTAATAATGCTGGTAATATTAAATTAACTTATAATAATGTTATTACTAGTAGCATGAGTATTATAGATGTACTTCGCGATATTTGTGCTGCAGGTATGGCTAGTCCAGCATATGTGGATGGTAAATGGACTGTGGTTATAGATAAACCTAGAACACATACTACTCAATATTTTACTACTTATAATAGCTGGGGATTTGAATCTACAAAATCATTACCTAGACTGCCACATGCTTTTCGAATTACTATTCCTGACGAAAGTTTGGCATATCAACCAAAAGAATACTATGTTTATAATTATGGATATAATGCGGATGGCACAGGTGGAAAAACTACTGCAACCTTATTTGAAACACTAAACTTACCTGGTATTACCAACGCAGATCAAGCTAAATATTTGGCAAGATGGCATTTGGCGCAATTAAGTTTGCGTCCTGAAGTGTATACTTTAAATACTGACTTTGAGTATTTGGTATGTACTCGTGGCGATGTAGTTAAAGTTACTCATGAAATACCCCAATGGGGTACTGGCAGTGGTAGAATAAAAACAGTTACAAATGGTTCTGCTACACTAAAATTAACTGAAGATTTATATTTAACAGCTGGAACCACTTATCAAATATTGATAAGAACTAACAGTCAAAGCACACCAGATGGCATTACAAAAACATTGGCTGCTATTACAACAACTGGTTGGTATAATACTATTACATTGACTAGTGCTATTACAAGTGGTGATGGTATTGAAATAGATAATTTGTTTATGTTAGGTGAAATTAATAAAGTAACACAACAATTAGTTGTGCTAAGTATTGAACCTACAAGTGCCACAGGAGCTAAATTAACATTAGTAGATTATTCTCCACAAATTTATACTGCAGATTTAACACAGCTATTAACTTTTGATAGTAATATTACTGCTTTAAATACTACAAATGCTATGATACAAAATGTTATTGTTGATGTACCAGTAATTACAAAAGTAACTAGCGATAGTGCTGTTAGTACTCAAATTGCAACTGGAACATATCAAAATGTACTAATTGTAAGTTTTTCAAATCCTGCCAATTTAAGTAAAATGGCTGCAAAGATTGAAGCACAAATAGTAGCAGGAGATGCTGATTTTATTACTAGTAGTCCTACTGGTACTTATATAGTTAATAAAGAAACTGCAAGTGTTACTGCAACAGGTTTAAGTACTAATAAAGCTTATAAGATTAGAGCTAGATATAAAGATGCTAGTGAGCAAATATCTGGTCCTTGGTCTGAAATATATTATACTGCTAATAGTGGTAAAAATACTAATACATTTACTATTGATACTGTATTAACTATGGATTTGGAAAATA